GCAGGCCGGCCGTGCCTTCCGCGTCATCCAGCAGCAGGAGAAGATGAGCCGGCGTCGGGTGCCTTACTCGGTGCTGCTTACCCGGACGAACTCCGCGATTCGCACGCGCACCCTGGCGCACATCGAGAAGGGACTGGTGGCCGCCGGTATCCCGGTATTCGACACCGAACTGAACGAGCGTGAGGCCTTCCGTGCCATGTTCTCATTCCGTCGACCTTTGGCTGGCCTGAACCCGAGCGAAGTGTCGAATCTGGACAAGGCTATTGGCAACGCGGAACTGTTCGCCCAGGAGGTGATCGCGGCGCTGCGCGGTGCCCAGCAGCCGGCGCCGGAGGTATCGGCATGAACGAGCGCGCAAACCCGTTCGGTGACCTGGGCGACTTCGCCCCGGCCCCGGCCAAGCCAAAGCCAGATCCTGCTGTGATTGACCAGGTCGCGGAAGCGCACGGTTTTCCGAGCCGTAAGCCGGTGACGCCGGCTGTGGCAGAACCTACCCAGGTTGCACCGCCAGTATCGGCGTCGGGTGACCCCTCCCCTGCACGCAAGCAGCGCCGCTACACTACTGGTCGAAACAAGCAGGTCAACATCAAAGCGACCGATGAAACGATCCAGCGTCTGTACCGTCTGGCCGATGAGCGTCAGGTGCCGTTGGGTGAATTGTTGGAGCAGGCACTAGACGCACTGGAAAGAACTGGTACCTGAATAGTACCAATTAGCTATCCGATAGCTACTCTGGATGCAGCGGCTGTGAACTGATATGGCCGCGTACTTCATGATCGAACGCAAAGGACAGGGAGGTCACGCCGAGTTGGCGTAAGACCTTCATGTCGTCAACCGGGGTAAGCTCGTCCGGAAATACCTCTTCTTTCACGATCGAGCAGACCAATGCTTCTGCTTCCCTCCAGTATGGCCAGCCACCGCCGTTTCCCGATGGAGACGATGGTATAAGCTCTACCAAGTCCTCCTCGCTCACATCGACTGTGCGCTCGATCAAGGTCTCGTCAGCTTCCTTCAGGCTGTAGTAGATCCGTACGCTCATCTTTTCCATAAGTATCCTATTAGTATTCTCTTGGTATCTGATTGGTACCAATCAGATACCTTCTTTAAGCCTTGCCGCAACACGATCAGCAATCGTATCGGCAAGCGCGCCAACGTTTAGCCCAGGGATGTCCGGTACCTGAGGGCCTAGGTCAACAGCTCGCTGAAGGATGGCGACGATCTCACCGTGCAGGCTTCGATTGTTGAGTTTGGCTTGTTCGTTGAGGCGATCACGCAAGCCTTCAGGCATTCGGAGGGGATAGGGCATGGAGGTAGACATATAGCGAGGATATGAGTCCTCGACGAGTCAGGCAACGAGTCATGTTGACTCCCGAGTGAAAAAGAGTCATTCTTGAGGCAAGTCAGAATCAATTACAGGAGTTGATATGCAAACCCAGCCGCCGACCGCATTGCGTATGCCAACCGATCTTAAGGAATGGGTCAAGGCGTCCGCCCAAGCGAACCGCCGTAGTGTCAATTCGGAAATCGTCGTGCTGCTCGAGCTTGCAAAGCAGCAAATGGAAAAGGCCTCGGCCATGAACTGATAAACCAGACCCAGGAAGACGAAGGGCCAGCGTGCGAGGCCGGCCCTTCGTATTTCTTTGCAACCGCGCCCGGCGGAACCGGGAGGCTGCTGCAGCTCTGAAGGTAGGACTTCGGAACTGCGGCGTTGGACAAGTGCGCCTATTGGAGATCCACATGCACAACGAAATGAAGGTTAACACAGAACATTGCGGGCCGACAGGGTCCGAAGAAAAAAATACAGTTTTGCCACCACAATATGTGGGGCGCATCGGCACTCCACACGGTGCCCAGTACGTCGACCGTGGCGCCGCTCTGGACCACGCCTACATGCGGAGCAAGCAGCTTTCCAGCCTGCTACTGCTCATGAGCGGGGAGGGGGTGCCCTATTTCCGCCTCCTGAACATCAATGCGCAGGACAGCTTGCTGGCGCTGGCAAGGCAGCTGGCCACGGAGACGGAAGCCATGTTCGACATCGTCATCGCCGACCAGGACGGAGGTGCAAAATGAGCCAGCGCAAGCCAGTATCGCCGCTCGAGCAAGACTACGGCCTGTTCCATGATCGCACTATTGAAGCCGGTGACCGTCTGAAGATGGGCGCGAACAGCGCCGGCATGCTCATGAGGGATATGAACCGGATGCACCAGGTCCTAGCTGGTCTGGGCGTGGTCCTGCGCATCATCAACAGCAACTCGGTCTTGGAGATCGAGTTCGATCCCGATGATCCCCAGAAAGGCACGCCTCCTCTCAGCAAGACCGCCGAAGCCATGCTCACGACTATGGCTGCCGCAATGTGCGAAGAGATGCGCGACAGCATGGAGCGTCGCTCTATCGATTACAACCGCGAGGTGAAAGCATGAGCGGCCGCCAAGACAATGCCGGCGGCGCTGGCCTCAATGCCGACCAGGAAGCCCAGCCTTTCCATAAGCCGTTCTCGTGGCTGAACACGGAAGCATTGAACCGCAACGTCAGCTTCATCGAGAGCGTCGCCGACATGTGCGCGGGCATCCAGACTTGCCTGCAGCTGGTCAACTCGACAGATATGGCTCTCCACGCACGCACTTGGGATGGCGATGACCAGCCGGTGCTGGGGCGGGTCGACAAAGAAAGGTTGCTGCGCCTGGCGATTGCGGTGACAGGCACGCTCGCAGATGGCGCACACAAGGAGATTGCGTGGATCAATGATCAGGCACGGAAGACGGCGAAGGAGAGCGCGCGATGAAAAACCATTCTCTACACATCGCCGGCACGCCCGGCCTGCGCGTCGATGGCATCGACGTGGCCCAGCTGCTGCGCGACCTGGGCGAGGCTAGCGCGGCCAGCAGCGCGGTCGACCTGTTCGGCCTGTGCCTGAGCGCGCAGCGCGTACTGGAGCGTGTGCATGCCACCACCAGCAGCCCTGCGGCCGGAACCTCCTGGGCCGAGGCCGAATTGCTGGGGTCCTACCGTGCCATGAGCGACGATGGCCGCTCGCGACTGGTCAGCATGGCAAGGCGCATTCAGAAGCCATTCGCGCGCCAGCGGCCCGGGCTAATGCTTATTGAGGGCAGCCGGGACACACCAAACTGTGGTTTCCTTGAGGACAAGTTGTTTCCAAGAAGGCAGAATACACATGCTGTCGTCGATGACGATGGTGATTCAGGCCTGACATCCAGGCCGTAAAGGTTTTCGGCAGTGCCTAGCTTTAGCGGGCGAAAAGGTGGCTCCCTTACCACCCTGGCACTGCCTCCTATTTTTTAAGGGCTGCGTTTAAGGGAACGCTATGAAGACAGGGTTCTTCGCTATTGGGCTGGCCGAATGGCGCCAGGCCTGCGAAATCGGCCTTAATCCAGCCGTCGCTTTTCTCGTATTGGCCTGCGGGACTGGTCCGGATAATCGGACTAGCGCTTGGTCGGCTAATTCGGTCCAAACTTATGGTGGTATCCGTTGGGAGCGTGCTAAGCCTGCCATTGATCAACTAATAAAGGCTGGGCTGGTGACGCTGGCCGAGAGCTCGACCAAGGCCAGGCCCCGCTACAAGTTGAAACTCTCCGAAGACAGGATCTGGCTGCCAAAGAACATTGTCATGCCATTGGCCGGGGAAGAGCCAATAGTGCATCGATTGCGCCAAGTTCAAGACGTGATGGTACTGCGGCTGTTTGTTGAGCTGTACGACGCTCAAAACCTCGCTGCTGATGGCGGAATTGCGAGGTCGATCTATTCGCGCAAGTACGAAAAAAAGGTGTGTCGCGACGTTGGCAACATGGCCTATCTTGGGTTTACGAAGGAACACAACTATATGACATGGGGCGTTCCTGTGGTCGACGTCCATAAAGGACCCAAAAAGGAGTCAGCACCGTTCTTTGACCGCATGAAAATCTTGAAAGACATGGGACTAGTTCAAGAAGCCGCCTACCTTTTCGAGTCATCAGGAACCGACGCGGAGATCCTGTTTCCCGTCGACGGCCCTGAGCCAGAGGAGAGTCAGATGCGCTGGGAGGCCGAGAACGTCGTAGCGACTAACTTACAGGGCGGGGAGGCGCTGATTGAGCAGTATGACTACGTTATCCCTGTCTATCGTCATCAGCAGTCAGCAGAGCTGTATGGCATCTATCGAATGCGATTCCGTGCTCACACTGCTAACACTTCGGCATGGTATGCCCGTCTGAGAGAGAGGGTTGGAAGCGCTCTGACTATGTTCCGTGCCGCAACAACGTAGACATCAAGGTGTATCAAGGTTTTATCAAGGTATTTCAATGAAAGTAGGAAATTATCAAGGTGAATCAAGGAACGTCGGAGCGCGTCGCTTTCGCGAGGTTTCGAGGCCAAGAGGAGAGAGATATGAGTATCTGGTTTCTGGACAATAACGGAGATGATTTGATAACCCTCCGCTATGCGGCAGAGGTTTTGAACGTCAGATTGCAAGCCGTCGTAAAACTGGGTCTGCCCCGTTACATGGTGGCCAAGAAAGCGGCTTACAAAAAAAGGGATGTCGAAGCGTTTCTGATGACTGATCTGGAGACACCCAATGCTTTGCTGCGAGAGCTGCAGGAAGAGCACCGCCAGGTGCAACTCAAACAGAGGGCGCACCCATCGACGCGTTATCAATCGGTCGCGGGCAATCATCTTCTCCGGCCGGATGAAGCAAAAACCGCAAAGCAGGCCTCGAAAGCGAATCGCAAGAGACCCCTTAGCAAAGACGAGGTGTTCGGCGGGTGGCATAGTTCCTTGTCCCTCAATAAGCCTGTGATGCCCGCTGAACCTATGACAGAGTATGAAGCGAAGCTTTACGAAGGAATGCGTGAGCGGGTAAGGCAAGACCTGGCTCGAGCCGAAGAGGAAATTCGTTCTCAAAGTGGCCCGGCATGGGAGATGATGAAATTTAAGCGCAATCTGTCCAAATAACGCTATCTGGATTCACATGGGACGATTTTAATGGTATATTTCCCTATGATTGGAATTTTTGTATCCTGAGAAATTACGGTCCCTTGGCAATATGTAATGTGCGCTCCGGCGTCACCATCACCCGAGGCAGTCGAACACCCGGTCCGCAGTAAAGCCGGCGCTCGCACTGAAAAAAGCAGCATCAAATAAACCGCCCCCTGAGGCGGTTTTTTTTCGTCCATACCCTCCACAACTTCGCAGTACCGAAAGCCGGCTCGCCTAACAGCAGCTGGCTTTTTTCGTTAACTCGCTCGCCTTGCGTTTATCGCCTGGCGGGCTTTTTTTTGGGAGAAGTCGAATGAACATCATCACCTTGGAGCGCGTTACCGAGAAAACCACGCTGGGCCGCAGCTCGGTCTACAACTACATGAAGGACGGCAGGTTCCCGGCATCGGTGCGCTTGGGCGAACGCCATGTGGGCTGGGTGGAGGCCGAGGTCGACGACTGGGTCAAGAAACAGGTTGCGGCAAGCCGTGCAGAGCAGTCGAACGAGGTGCCAGCGTGAAGGCGCCGACCGTAAATGCGAACGCCCCCGGTGAGGGGGGCGCTGTGTTCGATCGGGCTGGGGGGCCTGCAGTACACAAGATTGTCGTCTGCGGTGCACAGAATATCACGGACGTTTGCAATGAACTAACTATTGCCGGCGTGGCGTTGCAGTCGGCCGACGGGAAAACGCAACTGGACACCCTGCGCCGCGCGCTCCAGTACCGGGGCGCCCGTGGCCTGAACACCTACGAAGGCACGGCGGCCGGCTATCTGCGGCTGGCCACCAGGGTCAAGGAGCTCAGGAAAAGCTGGGACATCTACACCCTGAGCGAGGACGTGGTCGGCCCTGATGGTCTCCTGCACAAGCGCGTCGCCCGCTATGTCCTGCGCGGCCGGCGCCAGGATCTGCACGCACCTGCCCGGTCGCTGCTACCAGAGGTGCGCCCATGAATTTCTACAAGCACTTCTTAGGCGACTACAACCGCGCGACCGGGCACCTGACACTGGTCGAGCACGGCGCCTTCCGCCTGATGCTGGACCACTTCTACGGCGCCGGCCGTCCGCTGCCGGGCAATCGGAAGTCCCTCTACCGACTGCTGCGCGCCGAGAGCGAGGCCGAGCGCCGCGCCGTCGACGCCATCGCAGTCCAGTTCTGGCGGCCTTTGCCGGCCGAAATGGAGCCGCTTTACGAGGCGTTGGGGCTCCGGTCTGAGGAGGAGCGGCGACCTCTACGCGCCGTCGTCACCGAATGGACGGAGGTCGGCGGCCTGATCAACGTGCGAGCCCTGGGCGAGATGGTGAAAGCCCGGGTGATCGCTGAGAAAAACAAGCAAACCGCTATCGAACGCGAACAGAAAAAGCGGTTGCGCCTGGTTTCAGGAGGTCGCTCATGATGCTCGACAGCAGCGTTTTTGAAGCACGGAATGTGGCACAAGTGGTAACACCAGATGAGCACGCTGCGTGCTCCAGTCGTGCACGTATCCATAGCCATAGCCATAGCCATAGCTTTAAAACCCCAACCCCGCCCAGCCAAGGGATGGCCGGTTCGGGTGCCTTGACCCTCCGGCCTTACCAATCCGCGGCTGTCCAAAACCTCCGCCTTGCCCTGGCTGGGGGAATTGTTCGGGAGATGCTCTGCAGCCCAACCGGGAGTGGCAAGACTGAGATGGGCATGGCCCTGGTTCGCGGGGTCCAAGCAAAACGCAAGCGGGTGATCTTCCTCTGCAACCGTGTGCACCTGGTCGAGCAGACCTCCCGCAGGTTCACCAAGGCCGGGATCACGCACGGCATCATTCAGGGCGAGAACACTGCCCGGGTCTACGAGAGCGTGCTGGTGGGCAGCATCCAGACGATCGCGCGGCGTGGCATGCCCGAGGTCGACCTGATCCTGATCGATGAGGCGCACACGGTCGCCGGCTCGAAGGAATACCGGGCCGTCATCGCCGCCGCGAAGGGCATCCCGGTGATCGGGCTGTCGGCCACCCCATACGCTCGCGGCCTGGGCAAGCACTACGACGAGCTGGGCGGCCCGTTGTTCGAGCACATGACGGTAGCGGCGACGATCCCTGACCTGATCGAGGCCGGCTACCTGGTCGACTGCGACGTGTATGCGCCGAGCGAGCCGGATATGACCGGCATCAAGCAGGCGCGCAACGCCTTCGGGGACATGGACTACACCGACGCCGACGTCGGCCGCGCCGCGAATAAACCGGAGCTGGTGGGCGACATCGTGACGCACTGGCTGCGTCTGGCGCGCGGAACGCCGACGGTCTGCTTCGCGGCGAACATCGCCCACAGCAAGCACATCGTCGAGCGCTTCCACGCCGCCGGCGTCGCCGCCGAGCACATCGACTGCTACACCGACGAGGAGGAGCGACGCGCAATCCTGGCCCGCGTCGAGACCGGCGAGACGATGGTGATCTCGAACGTGGGGATCCTCGCCGAGGGCTGGGACTTCCCGGCCTGCCGCACGCTGATCCTGGCGCGGCCGACCCGCTCGCTCATTCGCTACATCCAGATGGCCGGGCGGGTGCTGCGCCCACACGCCAGCAAGGATCGCGCGCTGATCCTCGACCACTCCGGTTCGGTGGTGCGCCTGGGGTTTCCTACGGAGGAGTTTCCCCTCGAGCTTGACGACGGCACGCCCCGCGATGCGAAGGGTGGCCAGGACGAGCGGGAAAAACCGCTGCCGAAGGCCTGTTCGTCCTGCAGCTACGTCAAGACGGTCCACAAGTGTCCAGTGTGCGGCTTTGCGCCGGAGCGCCGCGCGAACGTCGATGTCCGTGCCGGCGACCTGGTGCCGATCACCAAGAAGACGAAGCCGCCGAAGATGGAGAAGCAGGAGCTCTATTCCCAGCTGCTCCATATTGCGGAACAGCAGGGCTATAAGTCGGGCTGGGTCTCGAACAAGTACCGGGAATATTTCGGCGTGTGGCCGCGAGGCATGCGCGACGTGGCGGCGCCACCAGGTCGGGAGGTGATGGGTTTCATCAAGCACCTGAAGATCAAGCACGCGAAGGAAAGGGAGGCGGAGCATGCAGACGCTTAAAACCAGAACGGCTGACGAGGCGATCGGCCGCTGGCCCGGCATCCTGCAGCAGCTGGGGATTGATCCCGCCTACCTGAGCAAGAAGCACGGCCCCTGCCCGATTTGCGCAGGCAAGGACCGGTACAGGTTCGACGACAAGGCCGGCCGTGGAACCTGGATCTGCTCGCACTGCGGATCGGGCGATGGCTTCCAGCTGCTGCAGCGCGTGGTCGGCTGGTCGTTCAGCGAGGCGGCCAAGCAGGTCGACCGGATCGTCGGGGCGGTACCGGCCGGGCCGATCGTGCCGGAGCGGACCGACGCCAGCAAGATCCGCGCGCTGACCCAGGTGTGGGAGACCAGCAAAGCCGTCGTGCACGGTGATCCGGTGTGGCGGTACCTGAACCGGCGTCTCGGGTTACAGCTGATCCCGGCCGACCTGCGACTGCACCCTGGGCTCCGCTACACAGACGAAGACGGCAGGGACCTCGGCCGCTTCCCGGCGATGATCGCCCGCATCCGGTATCCGGACGGCGCAGGCGCATCAATCCACCGCACATACCTCACCGAGGACGGGCAGAAGGCGCCCGTACCGCAGCCGAAGAAAATCATGGCCGGGAAAACGCTCAATACGGGCTGTGTGAGGCTCGGAGCGGCCGGGAGGACACTTGGTATCGCCGAGGGCATAGAAACGGCGCTGGCGGCCTCCTGTCGCTTTGGCGTGCCTGTTTGGGCCGCAGCCAATGCGGCGCTGCTGGAAGCCTGGGTGCCGCCGCCCGGCGTGGAGCGGGTTCTGATCGCTGGCGACAACGACGCCAGCTTCACCGGCCAGGCCGCGGCGTTCGGGTTAGCGCGCCGGTTAGCACAGAAAGGCCTGTCGGTTGAAATCCAGATCCCGCACTTAGTCGGGAAGGATTGGGCCGATGAAGGTCTCTAAGCAGTTCCTGCGCGACTTCGCCTACATCGCGAATTTCTACGGCTGGAGCGCCGCAGACGTCGAGGACGCCAAGGCACAAACCCGAGCAAGCCCAGATGAGCTTATTCCGTACTGGACCCGGCTTGCGGCCGCGCACCGCGCCGGCTATGCGCAGACCAGGGAAAACAACTTTATGCGCCTCGAACAGTGGCTCCAACTTCAGGGCGGCGCCCGCGCGCCCTAACTCTCGGATCTAACCGCGGTGCCTGTAGCAATCACTTCAACCACGAAAGGCAAGACCATGAAATTGAAACTGAACCCAGACGGCTCGGCCGTCGTCCAGAACGGCATGCCGGTCTACGTCCATTCGGATGGCTCGGAGCATCCCTTCGATGCCGCTGGTACCGTCGAGGCACTCAATCGCCGGCACTTCGAGACCTCCAAATTCGTTACCGAGCGCCTGACCGTCCCCGTCGACGTCGCCCTCGCAGCCTTCGGCCCATCGTTCAAGGTCGAGGGCGGCAAGGTCGTCGCGCATGACCGGAACGGGATCAAAGTCCTGTCCCATGCCCGCCTGGGAGAGGACGCCGATTTCGAGGAAGCAATCGAGCGGCTGGTGAACCAGTACCCGAGCAAGGACCAGATCCTCCGCGCAGCCGGCTCCTCGAGCAGCGCCCCGAGTCAGAGTGGCGGCGGCGGTGGGCAACAGAAAAAAATCGGCAACCTCAGCGGCTCGCGCGAGGAGCGCACCGCCGCCCTTGCAAATCGATTCCCCGAGCTGAGTTAAATCTGTTGTGGCTGTCTCCTGCGTATCACCGCATTTAGAGCTTTTTACGCAAGAGACAGCCGCCGTTCAGTTGTCAAAGCCTGGAGATTCCAATGAGCACCTTCTCTATTCAAATCAACGCCTGGATCCAGAAGACCAAGGACGACGCCGACAAGATCGTGCGGTATGCGCTGGAGGAAGTTGATAAACGGCTCGTGTATCGCTCACCGGTCGGTGACGCCGACTACTGGCAGCGGCCGGCGCCAAAGGGCTACACGGGCGGGCGGTTCAAGGGCAATTGGCAGATGTCGGTCGGCTCACCTGCGACTGGTGAAACCGGCGTCATCGACAAGGACGGCTCGGCGACCCTGGCTGCGCATAAAAGCGTGATATCAGCCGCGAAAGCTGGCGAGGTGTACTACCTGGTCAACACTGTCCCCTACGCCAAGCGCCTGGAGCAAGGCTGGTCCCGGCAGGCGCCGGTCGGCGTGGTCGCGATCACGGTCGTCGAGTGGAACAACATCATCGAGAACGTCGTCAACGGTGTGAAGGCCGGGACCAGCGCGGCCGACTTCGCTCAGGGGTGGCAGACCTACAAGCTATAGCCAGAACGCCGCCCGCTAGTTTTACCAGGCCTTTACGGATCGGAAGCCGATGGAGGTCCCGCCCACCCCTGGAGGTGGTCCATTGCCATAGTGCAGGTGTACTCGAACGCACCCGATCCGGTCGCAAGCTCGGTAAAAGAACGAGCAAAGCCGCAGCGCACGATCGGCCGGTTGCCAAACAAGAGGTTGCCACACTGGTTTCCACACTATAGCCGGTATCCAAGCCCAGGTATCCAAGGCGGTATCCACAGAAAGTGCCGCCGAATAAGTACGCAGCACGCGGGGAAGTACGCATGGTTTGGGGCATTTGAGCTGTTGCTCCTCCTGTCGCCCATAGGGGATTACGCGCCCTCTTCCTTTACCTAACTTTACGGATAAGTACGCGGCAAAGCTGTGCCGCACATCAAAACGAACTATTGAAAGGAGGAGCGATGCCGAGATGGACCGATGCCGCCCGCGCCAAGCAGGCGGAGCTCGTTCGCCGGTGGCGTCCGTGGGAGAAGTCATCCGGCCCAACGACAGCCCAGGGCAAGACACGCTCGAGCAGGAATGCGGACAAAGGCGGCGATGCGGGGAGGGCGCTCAGGCTGGCCCAGGCGATCGACGAGCTATCTGCAGCAGTTGCCAAGGTCGAAAAGCTGACCAAGCGACATCGAGCAGCAAGCAGTGGAACGCGTGGCGCCGTGGTGACGCCACCAACAACAGGCGTAATCGCCAAAGGATAGATGAAATGAAAAAACGAGTTATCCCGAAGGGTAACAAAAGCCTTGATGCAACGGCAGCCGCGCTGCTGGTCGAGTCGGCCAGCGTAGTGGCCAGTCTGCCGCCGAATATCACGGCCGCCGGAGTCGCGGCTTCGCAGGCATTCGTCGACGGCACTCTCACCGCCGCCAAGGCCGGGGGCTACACAAAAACCGATGCCTTGCGGGCGATGCTGCTGGGTGGGCAAGCCAGCAGTCGCCTCGTGGAAATGACGCGCGCGGCTTGCAAGGCTGCAGGCTTTGCTGCCATCTGCAAGTTGGTGACTGGGCTCGAATCGGCACACAAAGCGCATTGCGCACAAGGGGGCGGCCTATGACCGACTTCGCCTCGATTGGCATCGATCTCGATGCCCGCCCGGTGGTCGAAGGCACCCGGGCACTCGACGCCCTGGCCGAGACCAGCGCTAAGGTTGCGCAAAAAGTTACCGCGATGAACGGCGGTATGAGCGATACCGCGAGAATCATGCGCGCGAACGCTGAGGCCACCAAAACCGTCGACGACGCAAGTGCCAAGTTCCTGGCGAACCTCCAGCGCGAGATCGACCTGTTTGGCGCGAACCGCGCGGAGATGGAGCGCTACAACGCCGCCGCAGCCGGCCTGTCCACCGAAACGCAGCGTGCAGCGGCTGCTCTCGGCTCGAAGATCGACGCGCTGCGCCGGGACGAGCAGGCAGCGCGCGCCGCGGCGGCAGCCGAAGACCAAGCGACCAAGGCGGCCGATCGCTTCATCAAGAGCCTGAACGACCAGGTCGCGACACTCGGCATGAACACGTCGCAGATGTTGGCCTATCGCGCCGCCCAGTTCGGCGTATCGGATGCGGCCGCACCGCTCATCGCGAAGCTGTCGGAGGCTGGCGCCGGCGCAAGTAGTGCCGGCAAACACATGGAAGGCCTGAGCTTCCAGTCGGTAGGCGCGCGCCGCGAACTGCTGGTTTTGGCTCACGAGCTGAGCCAGGGAAACTATCAGAAATTTGGCGGCTCGATGATGGTCCTCGGCGAACAGACCGGCGCCGCCGGCCTGCTGTTCAGCGCGGCCGGCCTGGCGGCGCTTGGCTTGACCGCTGCCGTGGTCGGTCTCGGGTATGCGCTCATCAAGGGAGCATCCGAGCAGCGCGCCATGAACAATGCGCTGATCGAGACCGGGCACTATGCCGGCGTCACTGGTGACCAGCTCAACAGCATGGCGCACGCCGCCGTCGAAGCTGGCGGCAGCATTCGAGAAGCCAAGAAGGTGGTCGCGGAGCTGGCCGGCACCGGCAAGTTCACGGGCGAGCAGATCGGCTACATTACCGAGGCTGCAATCGCGATGGAGCATGCCACTGGCAAGTCTGTCGAGAAGACCATCAAGGAGTTCGAGTCGCTGGCAGTGGAAACAAGCGGTAACACGCTGCGCTCGACCGAAGCGATTTCCCGCGCGGCACTCAAGCTGGACGACACCTACCACTTCCTGACCGAATCGGTTTACGAGCAGATCCGGGCGCTGGAGCGGGAGGGCGAACAGAAGGCGGCCTCGGCGCTGGCCACAAAGACCTTGGCGGAGGTCACTGACCAGCGCGCAGAGGAAATGGTGCAGAGCCTGGGGTATGTTGCTCGTGCGTGGCATGGCATCACCGAGTTCATCGGCAAAGCAGTCGATAAGGCGGGCGAATGGGGGATGAAGGTCACGCCAGCAATGGAGGTCGCCCGGTTAACGAAGGAAATCCAGCAGTTGCAAGACGGCTCGTACGCCTCCTTCCATGGGGGGCGAGACGCCTATAACGAGGCAACGCTTGCCGCTATGCTTGCCGCTGACAAGGTGGCCCTGACCAAGGCGCAGGCAGAGCTCAACAAGGTGAACGCGGCTGCGGCCGCAGCGGGCGCGCAGCAAATAGCGCAATCCGAAGCCAAGCACGCCGCTTCGCGGATCGAGCAAGACGATATGCGCCTGCGGAAGAAGAGCATGTCGGAGGAGCAGCTCGACATCGACAGGTACATGTCCGACGTCGCCAAAATCCAGGCCGTGAACCCGAAGAGTGCGCTGGTTACCGATGAGGCGGTAGCGGCGCACCTGGCCGCCATCAAAAAGGCGCATGCCGTGACCGTCAAGGGTAACGACGACCGTGCAGCGGTGCTGCAAGACGCCTTTACCCGCGAGCAGACCGCGCTCGACCGCGAGAGGTCGATTTACGACGCTCGCGGCAAGATGCTCGACCTGTACCACACGAAGTTCGGCATGTCCGATGCCGACTACTATGCCGGCCGTGAAGTTGCGCGCGCGGAGTATGTGGCATCGGAGGCGAGTACCTTCGCCAAGGAAACGGCGCTGGCTCAAGGCGCCGAGGCGCAAGCCCGCAATCCGCAGGAGGTGGCAGCGGCAAAAGGAAAATACGACCAGCTGGTAAAAGCACATGAGAAATTCGTGGATGACATGCGCAATGCCGGCGGTGAAGACCGATCCAATGCCGATGCGGCTTCGCAAAAAAAGTACGACGACATCGTCAACGCGACGCACGATGCCGGCGTGGCCGCGATCAAGAGCCTGGACAGCCAGATCGAGAAGCAAAAGGAGCACAACGCCGAGATTGGCAAGACCAAGGAGCAGATCGAACTGGCGCGGCAAGCGCAGGTTGATTTTGCAACAGTCCAACTGCAAAGCGATGCCGATTTCCTGCGCGATGGCCTGGCCAAGTGGCAGCTCGATGAAAAATCGGCGGCGGTCTACACAATGCGCCTGAACGACCTTGACGCCGAGATCGCCAAGCGCAGGGAGCTCGCTGGGCTGCATGCTGCGGGTGCCGATCAGGAATCGCTGGCAAAGGCATCCTCCGACCTGGACAAGTACCTCGACCCGACCAAGGCTGAGAAGTTCGGCAATGCCCTGCGCGGATCGTTGGATGGCGCAGCCAAGTCGATGGGCGACCTAGCCAACGTTATGCAGCGGTTCGGTGCGCAACAGGCCGCAAATGACAAGGCGCGTTCCGAAGCCCAGCAACTTCTGGCCGGCAACGACGCACAGCGCGCCAAGGGCCTGATCGACTTGGAGCAGATCAATCGCAAAGGCACGGTCGAGCAGCTGGCCGGCTACGGCAACATGGCGGCGGCCGCTGCCGGCTTCTTCGGACAGCACAGCAGGGGCTACAGGGCATTGGCGGCCGTCTCGCAAGTGTTCCATGCGGCTGAGCTCGCGCTGGAAATGGAGTCGATGGCGACGAAGCTGTTTGCCACCTCTACCGTGACCGCAGCGAAAACCACGGCTGCCGTGGCCGAGAACGTGGCGGTTACGTCGACGGTGCCCGTCACCTTGGCGGCAGAAGGTGCGAAATCGACCGCCTACGGTATGAGTGCGCTTGCGGCATCGCTGGCGGCGCCCTTCCCGGCGAATCTGGCCGCATTTGCAACTGTCGGGGCAATGCTGGCTGCAATCGGTGTCGCGGTCGCTGGGGCCAGCGGCAACAGCCCCACTCTTTCAGAAGAGCGCCAAGTAGCCCAGGGCGCCGGCACGGTCCTGGGTGATGGCAAGGCGAAATCGGAATCGATTTCCCGGGCCGTTCAGTTGGCGGCATCGAACTCGAGCACGCAGATCAACTACCTGTCGGGCATGCTGACCTCGTTGCGCAACATCGAGACGGGCATCAGCAGCTTCGCCAACCAGATCGTCAGCGGCACGGACATCGCCAATCCGAAGATCAATCTGAACACCAACAACGGGCTGGCCAGCACCGCGACCACTGCAGGGTTGGCGACTGGCGGCGCGCTGCTGGGAATGACGGGCGCGGCATGGACGGCGGCGGCCGGCAGCGGGATCGCCGGGTCGGCGCTGGCGTCGCTTGGCGCTGCCGCGGGGCCGCTCGGCGCCGTCGCTGGCGCGCTTGTCGGCGGAATCATCAGCAAGATCCCGGCAATCAGCAACGCCTTGACCAGTGTCTTCGGTGGAAAGCAGAGCCTGCAGGACTCCGGTTTCACGATGGACAAGGCCAGCCTGGCGGCGATCCTCGCCAGCGGCGCTCGGGCGAGCAGCTACGCCGACGTCAAGACCGACGGCGGCTGGTTCCATGGCGATAAAAGCAGCACCCAGTCGAAATCGCTCGGGCAAGATGCCAACGTGCAGTTCAGCCTGGTTATCGAAAGCCTGGCCGACAGCGTCACCGAGGCCGGCAAGCTGTTGGGCGTGTCCGGCGCCGGCTTCGAGGCGCAGCTCAACAGCTTCGTCGTCGACATCGGCAAGGTTTCGCTCAAGGGGATGACCGGCGACGAGATCCAGAAGGCGCTGGAATCGGTGTTCTCGAAGCTGGGTGACCAGATGGCGGCGGCGGCCGTCGGCGGCCTACAGCAGTTCCAGAAGGTCGGCGAAGGCTACCTAGAAACCCTGGTACGGGTGGCGTCGGACTATGCCAAGGTGGACGCGTCGCTGCAGTCGATCGGCAAGACCTTCGGCAGCGTGGGTGTGCAGTCGATCGCGGCCCGTGAAGGTCTGATCGCGCTGATGGGCGGCATCGACCAGTTCCAGAGCCAGACGGCCAGCTTCGGCTCCAACTTCCTGACGAAGCAGGAGCAGCTGGCGCCCGTGGCCAAGTACGTCGACGACCAATTGGCGGCGCTGGGCCTGGGCTATGTCAAGTCGCGCGACCAGTTCAAGGCCGTCGCCTTGGGGCAGGACCTGAGCACCGCGGCCGGTCAGAAGCTGTTCGCATCGCTGATGGGCCTGCAGGAAGCCTTCGCCGCAACACACGCGGCGGCCGTCGACCTGACGAAGACCGAGCAGGAAGTGACCGACGAGCGGAAGGACCTGCAGGACCAGCTCGACCAGGTGACGATGACGCAGGCCCAGCTGGCGGCGAAAGCCCGCAACGCGCTGGCCGAGGTCAACCGGCCCTTGTACGACCTGGTCCAGACGGCCCAGAAGCTGGCCGACACTGCCACCAACATGGAGAAATTCCGCGACGCAGCCAAGTCGCTGAACGACACCATGCTGACCGGCAGCCTCTCGGTGCTCAACCCTGAGCAGCAAGAAGCCGAGCTGCAGGCCCAGTACGAGAAGATCAAGGCTGCGGCTATGGCCGGCGACACCAAGGCGCAGGATCAGTTTTCCGGCGCCCTGACGGCGTGGCTGACCGCTTCGCAAAAGCTGAACTCGGGCGACACGCAGTATCAGGCCGATTTCGCCCAAGCGCAGCGAGATTCGGCCGCGGCGGCGGCCTGGGCATCGAGCCAGGTAGACACCGCACAGGCGCAGCTCAATGCGATGAACTCGCAGACGGACGCCCTGCAAAGTGCGAACGGCGCGCTCAACACCGCGAACACGATCCTGCAGACCATCGCTCAGAACACGAGTCTGATGGGCGGTGCGCCAAGCGGGGCGAATGTGATCGGGACTGCGCTGTCGGCGCTGAGCACCGCAATTAACGCGCTTAAGCAAGACAACACTAAGCTGACGGAGCAGGTCGCCGCCTTGCGTAAGGATCAGGACAGCCAGACAGGCGACTCCATGCAGGCGAACGACGACTCGGCACAGCGGGCAGCGCACGCCATCGTCGACGGGGTAACCCAAGGCGTAACGCAGGCTGTGTCCAGGCTGGTATCGACGAAGTCACTTTTAGTATGACAACTCTGATGCGCAAGCCGTGTCGCGGTCGACGCCAGTTCAGGTGGTGAAGCTCGAGTAAAAGGAGCGGCGTTGTTCTAACCCTCCAAGCAACCGCGCTGCAGGCGGTGCTTGGAGGCTTTTAGCTTTGGGGAGCTCATGGTTGATGGACAGGTCGTGAACTACGCGCAGTCCTGGCTGCGCACGGTCGAGCCAGGCGCGTCCTAATCAGGGACGTAGGCCGCATCCTTCCGGACGTTCCATGCCTTGCCGACCTTGATTGGCTGCGGATAGATTCTCCCGTCGTGGACCCATCGTAAAAGGGTGCCGCTGCTGGGGGCATGCTCACCGAGGAGCAGCGCTGCCCAAAACTGGAGTGGGATGAATCGGGGGAGCCCGACCATGTCTTCGGGCAGCAGGTGCATGGAACCGTAGGGCTGTGGTCGCGTTTGGGCAGACGACTTCTGGGTCTGCAACTCCGCACGGTTTTTCAGGACCCACTCGACAAGCGACTCCTTCGGCTTGGCTGGTTTCGGGGCTGGTTCCTTGCCGGGCGTGGGCTTGCGTTTGACCGTTGTGCACACGTACGTCGACGCGCCACTCGATGGAAGCGGAGGAACTGGCGGGGCATCGCCTGTCTTGAGTTTCGACCAGTATCCTCGGGCAGGCCTGGGCACATCCAATGCGAAGCACGCCTTGCGTATTTCGCCCTCGGTCAGGTCATACTTGCGCGCCACCATGCTGACGCCTTTCGACCAGACATCACGGTAAAGTTCTTCGCGGTCCAAGATCACATCCATGGAACAGAAGGGTAGCGTAAACCGGGAGCGCTGTTCAGCCGCTGAACAGTCAGGCCGGCGAAATTAACGAAGGCAGGATAGGGGCAATGGCGGCAACTGTATACAGACCTCGGTATGGCCGCCGCCTTGCACTAAGCAGAAGGTTGGCACAACTTTTTGCTTGTGCCAACCTTCTGCTGAAAAATTGAGATACAATGTATCTCACTCAGTCGTGACGTATTTTCTGTTATCTAACCCACCACAAACTAGGAGGCCATCATGGCAGCAACAGCAATGGTTCACGTTCGAGTGGATGAGCAGGTTAAGATGCAGGCTGCAGAAACGCTGGAGTCGATGGGCCTGTCTTTGTCCGATGCGATACGCGTTTTTCTAACACGTATCGTGGCAGACAAAGAAATGCCCTTCAGTATCAAAGCTCCTAATGCAGAGAGTCGTGCTGCTATAGCTGAGGCTGAAGAGATCATTGAACGTCGCCGCGCTCGTTTTGCAACGGCGGATGACCTATTCAATGAGCTCGAAAAAAACAGCAGCAAGTAAGCGTACCAATCTGCCGCGAGCGGCAGACTATACGAAGGCGTTCCTGAAAGATTGGGAGCGCCTTTCTCATTCTGGCCGCTATGACATGAAGCGCCTTAAGGAAGTCATGGGCCTTTTGACTGCCAATGACGCGTCACTCCCCCCTGAGTGGCTGGATCATGAGCTGGATCATGACTGGGCGGGGCATCGTGAATGCCATGTAGGGGGAGACTTCCTCCTCATCTATAAGCTCGCCGCGGTTAAACCTGAGATGATCGTGTTCACGCGCGCTGGAACTCATTCTGAGCTTTTCAAAAAAGGTTAAACAGCAGGTGACCTCACGACCCGCATGACGGTTGCTCGTGAGAGGTTGTGGATGCGCGCCAGGGTACTGATCGATACGCCGGCCGCGTGCGCCTCGGTGATCGCGCGCCGATCGGCATCGGTGGTCAGCGTTGGGCGGCCAAGCGTTTTTCCTTCAGCCTTCGCGCGCGCCAGGCCGGACTGGGTGCGCTCCACCAGCAGATCGCGCTCCATTTCGGCGACGGCAGCCAGCATCGTCAGCATTAGCTTGCCGGCTGCACTGGTCAGGTCGAGCTTCCCCAGCTGGAGGACGATGACCTCGATGCGGCGCGCGGCCAGCATCTTGATCGTGGCGCCGACGTCCTGGGCGTCGCGGCCGAGGCGGTCCAGCTTCGTCACCACCAAGGTTTCGCCGTCACGGATTTGGCCGAGCATCTTGGCGAACTGCGGACGCTGCGATGCCGACACCTTGCCCGACACCCCTTCATCCGCATACCAGTAGTCGACCGCATAGCCGGCCGCTTCGATCTCCCGGCGCTGGTTCTCCGTCGTCTGTTCTTTCGTGCTGACTCGACCGTATCCGAAAATTGCCATTTCCATCTCCTCTTTGCTGTCCAAACACGTCCAGCGATGTCCAATAACGTCCATTATATATATGAACATGTTCAATAGTCAAACTGCTATTTTATGAACATGTTTCGGACGTATGTGATTGACCTGTTCACAAACGGTCGATTTTGGACAGGTGTCCACATGTCCCATAATCGTAGGATTTCGGGTAGTTGCGAAAGATATAAGGAAATTGTATCGATGCCGCGCCTGTCCGAAATCGAAGGTTTCAGGACACAGACAGCGGCCGGCGCAAAAGTGAGCCGGCTGAATTTTCAGCTGACGTCCGTCACCAATGAGTAGGTTTGCCGACGATCGGTCCAAAACTGGATGCATCTCAGTCGGCCGGGCGGCACGGCGTCCTACTTTTCCTTGAGGACGTTCGGCACCCACATCGGCTCTGGCGGCTTGACCTTTTCTTTGCACCCCTCGATCGCCGTGCGCGGGACGATCGGGCGTCCGACTGCATTCGTGAAGAACGGGATGCCCTGGGCGCGCAGCTGCTCCGCCTGCAGCGCATGCTTGGTCCGGCCCGTCAGCTCGCGGACTTCTTCTGCTGTCAAAAATGTATCCGACATCACTTCTCCTTCCTGCCCTGCTTCTGGAAACCTACGCGGCTCGCGCGGCACCATCTGGCCCGGCTGATCAGCCGGTCACCGCCGGCGCTGCTGGTCGTTGAGGTGAGCATACGCACACGGTACCGCTCGCGCGGTGCCGGCCGGTGACCCTGCTCAGATCAGCAATGCTCCATGACTCAAGCCATCACCGCGGGCAGATAGGGTATCGCCATCAGGCCGCCAGTGACGATCATGAACACGATGAGCATGGCCGCGCCGCGCGGGTGCCGGTCGAAAACGCAAACGAGCCGGGCCAGGGCGTTGAGAGTGGCCGGGGTAAATTTGATAAGCATATGGCTCCAGTGGTTAAGGAGACCAACGCGGTCTCCTATTGTGTCACCCATGCTGGCGTCACGACAGCGGCCCGTACAGCGATCGCGGATGTGCCGACAGCGAGCACAGCATGCCGGGCATGAAGGTTCGGTTCCTCTGGTGGGATTTCCGGCTTGGGCCGGCGGCCACGTCGCCACCGCCACGGCCACCGCCGTGCTGGGTACCTCACTCGATGCGCCGCCGGTCGACACCCCAGCGATCGGGATCCATTGCCGTGAGGTCGCCAAACGCTACCCCATCGCTGATGCTCTCGGCCGTACCCTGCCAAACGTGCCCGCCGAGCTCAGGCGGTCCGCCCGAAACGCGCCTGACAGAACAAATTTACGTGTCGGGAAACGATTTTGGAAAAAACGCTCACGGTTTACTCACAAGGACGCCCATTTCGTGATTACAATAGACGAATGACGACCGTACAACTGATGACTGTCAGGGAAATCCGGAAGGCCGGCAGTGGTATGCTGGGCGAGTGGATTGCCGTGCAGGATGCCCAGGGCAGCTACAAGGTGCGCTGTGGCGACATCGAGCTGTGTACCGTCAACGGGAAAAAAACGAGGAAATTTCGCAGCCTGGACGTTTTGCGCCAGGCGCTGAAGGAGGAAATCGGAGTAACCGAATTTCGAGTGCAGGAAGAACAGACATAGCGCGGCGCTGAAACAAAAAAGCCATCCTGGCAGGGATGGCTCTCTGTGGCCCGTGGGACCGGTACAGCATAACTCTTTGGACGGAGTTGGTACCGGCAGATTAACACGCCCGGTAAAAACGACGCAAGTGAATCATATACACACTACACGATTATGCCCGGCAGGCAAGCTGCTGGGGCATGAATGGGTATAGGCAGCACACAGCTAGCCCTCGATCTGTCGCAACCCATCAACCACCATGAGAAGCTGCATGCCAGCCCTCATGGGACGGTGCTGTACTGGGAGGCGCTCAAGGACGACCACCGGTGGACGAAGATTCAGCCGGGCGACCCCGTCGCGCAGCTGGTGTCCGGGTTCGCCGGCGGTGCCGACACGTACCTGACAGTCAACGAGTTCTACGGGTGGCGCCACGTCCGCCAGCTCAAGAGCCTGCGCGCCTGCTACGTCGACGTCGACGGCACAAACAATCTGGACGACGTACTCGATGCGCTGCGCGCCGCGCGGCTGCCGGCGCCGTCGTTCGTGGTGTTCTCTGGCCGGGGCATGCACCTCTACTGGATCCTCAAGCCAACCCCGTGCACCGCCCTGCCAGTGTGGCAGCGGGTGCAGGACGCTCTCATCAAATCGCTGGCCTGCATCAAGGCCGACCCAGCAGCGCGCGATTGCGTCCGAGTGCTCCGCCTGGTGGGCACCACCAACGCCAAAAACGGGCAGGAGGTGCGCGGCCTGGTGTTGACGGACGCCGTGTGGACGCTGCATGAGCTGGCCGACGAGGTGCTGGGCGCCCGAGAGGCGAAGCGCGGCAAGGTCTACGACCTGTCAGCGGCTGGCGCGCGCAAGGGTAAGAAGGCGCGCAAGTGGACCGGCAGCATCTACGACTGGTGGCACCTGGTCTACCGCGACATGTGCGCGATTACCGATTACCACTGGTTCGGGGGCGTGCCCGAGGGCTACCGCGACCGCGTGCTATTCGTGATGTCCGTGGCGCTATCCTGGTTCACGCATCCCGACAGCCTGCACGACGAGATCCTGGCCACGGCAAGGACATTCACGCCAACGCTTGACGAGCGGGAGGTCGTGACGCTCATGGCCCCGGTGCTCAAGCGGGCCGAACTGGCGGCCGCCGGCGAGCGCCTGGCGTACAACGGCAAGCTGTACGACCCTCGCTACAACTACTCAGCGGAAGGCCTGCGCGACTACCTGGGAGACGTGATCTCTGCTGAGCTGAATGCCCAGCTGCGCGCGCTGGCGCCGGCAGATGTCATCCAACAGCGGAAGAAAGAACGTGACGCTGGGCGCGATCGCGTGGCTGAGGGCCGCTACAAGCAGGACCGTGCGGCGTACCTGCAGGCGGCCGAGAACAAGGCCGCTACGGCGCGCCTGATGAGGGCGCAGGGCAAAACGCCCAAGGAGATCGCCGAGGAGTTGGGCATTTCGCGCGCCTCGGTGTTCAATTACTTGAAGGCGACAGTCTAAAGTCCGCCCTCCTTATATAGCCCCCGCAGGGTAGGCTTTTAGCGGGTTCTGTACTGGTTGTTCCTCAGGAGTTCCATTGATCACTGCATACAGAACGGAAGCTGCTAACATGTACACTTTGTCGTTAGGGCGCACGGGTTGTCCGTCTACTTCCCATACGGGGTTCGGAAGTGGAATGTGCATTACTGGAACCCATGTCGAAGCATCAGTCTTGTCGAAAATATGTTTTTCAACGACAAGATATCCTTTCGCTGTTTTGTCCTGTGCTTTGAACTCTAGGATGAAGCGCCCCTCCCCGAACTGGCTATTCAGTCGTCCCAAAATACGCCCCGAAGGTTCTTCGGTTACCTTAAATTTTGGTAAGCCTCCAATGGAGTTTTCGCCGTCGAAGTCTCCGGCCATTAGCTGTATATACGACTTTGCTTTTCGTTCGAGGTGTTCTGCTTCGTCCGCTAGATAGCGCAAGCCAAAAAGTTCTTCCTGTGAAATCAAGCCTGTGCGCATAGACCCTCCTAAGTAGTGGAATCAAAATTATCTCAGGTTAGGTACCTCATGGTGTTGTGGATTTGCGGGGGACAGTACCGCTCGCAACGTAAAGAAAAAGCCAGCATATAGCTGGCTTTTTAGGAGGCTGAGCGAATGACCTTACGGTGCTCCACTCGCGGCGGTAGCGGTTGCAAGAGTGACACCAATTGCGAAGTTTTTGAGCTTAACGCTCGGGCGCTTCAGTTTTTTCAGGTCCATATTTAGCTCTCCGTTGGCAGTGAGTTGGGCGCTGTATTGCGCCGATTTTTTGCTCTGCAAAGGGGCTGAAACATGATTCTGGGTGTGTTGCTGGTATTGCTGCGCCGAAGTGGCCGGTGCGGCAGGTACGCCTGGCACCGTAAAATCACTCAAGAGGCAGCGATCCGCCTCTGAATCTTGAGATTATATCTTTTTGCAGGGATTAGGGTAACAAAGTCATTGCTGACATGATATACCTGATTGGTATCTAATAGCTATTCATTGGCTACTAGGTAGCTATCTGGTACCATCTGGCGATTCTTATAACAGGGAGAACAGAATGCCCACTATTGTCTTTGTGTCGCCCAAGGGTGGCGCCGGCAAGACCACCTCCTCGCTGATCTTGGCGGAACAGCTGGCCCGTGCTGCTGACGTTACTGTGATCGACGCCGACCCCAACCGCCCCATCGAGAGCTGGACCAAGGGCGGTGCCAAGCCGGAGCGCCTGCATGTGGTCGCAGATGCTGACGAAGAGAACATCATCGAGCGGATCGAAGAGGCTGCAGCGCGCACGCCGTTTGTCATCGTCGATCTTGAAGGGACAGCGTCCAAGATCGTGTTGATGGCTATCAGTCAAGCTGACCTGGTGATCGTTCCGACGCAAGGCAGCCAGCTCGACGCCGAGCAGGCCGGCCGTGCCTTCCGCGTCATCCAGCAGCAGGAGAAGATGAGCCGGCGTCGGGTGCCTTACTCGGTGCTGCTTACCCGGACGAACTCCG